AATAAGTTAAGCATGCGTTCAAGCTTAAGCTTTTTCTTTTTCAAGGGGGCACGTATCATTGTAACCGCCCTTTCATCCACTCGGAGACCACGCAATACCATAGAGATGGCAGGTCCCAAGCAACTGCGTTCAAATTCGTAAGTGTTTTTAGTATGGTTGTCTAGTTGGGGGGATAGTTTATTCCAAACTTCTGTTGTTATTTCACAATCAAGACCACAATACACCCATAACGACTGTTCCTTATTGAGATTCTCTTTCTTTAAATTCGTGTTTCGGATTATCCTCGCCATTTAGTTTCTCCTGTATCTCCCCAGCAATAGCCATGTACGCTGCGCCATCAGCATAGGTATCCCTGGTTCTCTTACCTAATTTAGTTCTTGCTATTTTTAATAAGCACATCATCACAGCGACCTCATGCCCCGTGAGTGGGTGGTCAAGATAGGCTGACCATAGTTTAGCAATGTTGTCATGGTTAATAACTTTGTCTCCATATTCTATAGCTCTATTACCTTCAACTAAAGTCATTGCGTCTCTTAGAAAGTCTAAGGTTCTTTTTGTTTCTATCATATTCTCCCTCTTTGTATCTAATAAATTCTTTTCGTGCCCGTTTAGGATCTACTTCCGCTAATGAACACACCAATTCAAATTCCTCTTTCTTATACTTCAACCATCTTTCTACATCTAGTTTATTTTGCAACCCGTCTTCCGACTTACCATTGTAGGCGAAGTCTTGGACAGCTTGATCTAAAACTGCTCTCCATAGAGAGATTAAATTCTCTACGTCTTTTACATTTTCGGGCAACGGCTTGACCGAAAACAACTGTGATCGTTTCATTACATCTATGCATCTGCTTTAGTACTCTTTGAAAACTTGGCTAAGGTTTTCCAAGCACTCTCATTTGTATATATAGAGCCAAGAAAAGCCAAACCTTTTTCCTGTTCTGGTTGTAATGAATGTTGAGCATGCATGGTATCATGAATGATACCCTTGGCATGTATTTTCATCTTGTATGCTAACCATGACACATCATATAATTGATTCTGTGCCACCTTAACAATCTTTTCGTTTTCCAGGATTTTCTTTACCCAGTACCAGGCTGCGACTTCATTAGTAGCAGACCAGTAATTATTTAATTCTTTGTTCTCATCACGAAAAGGAACAACCATTGCAGTAGTAGGGTTGGGTGCAAAGCCTATACAAACAATAGAGCCTTCTGCTGTTTCAATATCAAATGCGAGAGGGTTGTCGTGATTTGCTTCACTGATAAATTTTTTTTCAAATTCATCCAGATCAGTAAGTGTAGGTTCAATCCATACATCTCTGTCTGTGTGTTGTAATTGCGTGGAGAGGGATTCTCTTTGCGCTTTCTGTAAGTCAGCTACGAAATGTGGTCGCCATTTAAAATTTTTAAGAACAGAGACAGGACTATAGGTTGGTACAATCTTATAGTTGTGTAGGTCAGAATGACGCAATGAGGTTGTGAAGGTTGCGCCTCTATATGTACCAATCTTATCTAGTCCTGTCAATGCCCACAAAGACAAGGAGCCCATAGGAATGATCACCCTGGGTTGAACGTCCTCAATCTCTTTGTGCAAACGTACTATTTCATCTTCAAATTTTTTCTTAAGGTATCCCTCTTTCTTTGGTGGTAAACTTGATCGCCACTCATTCTCTTTACCTAAGGCTTTATATTCTTTTCGCTTGTGAAAAAAATATTGAGTGTCATTTTGGTGGGGCTTTAGTTGTATGGTGTGAGTGAGCAAGCAGTCGTCGAGGTCTATCTTGGCAATGTCACAAAGTTCGCTGAATAATTTTCCCGTGCCCCCTTGCAGGATTTTATTAGCGATTGTTTCACTGTTAGTAGGGTACTCGAATACAAAAGCAATCTTGCAATCCTTGACTGATTTAGGTTTGCGAGACTCTATTCTTTTATTGACTGCGTACTCACTCATAAAGACACTACTTCTTAATAACGCGTTTTACGGACGCTACAAGTATGTCTTTATTTCTGCCGACCATCTCGTGTTTCACAACACCACTAAATGTTTGACCGATTGCTTGCTCAAGCAATTCGCCGAACGATGCTTTATCGCCCATGTCAAGTGCCTTCACTAGGAAAGCCTTTAGTGACAATGCAGGATTATTTTGTTGCATTGCTTTTGGTGTTGCCCAAAACTCTATTCGAGTTGGTTCAGCATTGGATAAATCTGAATCAGTAAGATCAGATTGTATGATTCCAACTGCCTTGCAGTTAATCCTTACCAAAGGAGTTTGGTTTTCACCCACCCTATCGGAACGATAAGATGTAATGGTGAAATCGTAACTGCCTTCGGGCAAGGTAACTGACTCAGGCACGTCTCCTGGAGTCATACTTAAAAAGTCATTAACATCAGACATTGGTTTTACCTCCTGTATTATTTGTTAATTTATTTTTCGCGTTCTTTTGAATAGCATCAAATAATTTTGCTAAATCCAATTCGTAATTAGCCTCTAATAATTTAGGTGCTGTTACTTTTAAATCCATCTTATGATCTGATACCGTTCGGAGTGTGCGTTCCACTCCTTTACTTGAAGCCCTAGTGTCTATTCGGCACACGCAATTAAAGTATCGTCCTATCTTAGTAGATAATTTAGAACCAACACTTGTCGGGTATGCTTTGGAAACACCTAAGTCTCCCTCCATGTACTGCATATGAGTAGTAACTACTACATTACACGGAACTTCCGAGCCCGTTATATACTGTATGATATGTTGGACATCACGCGCCGCTGTTCCCCACTCGGGTTGAGTAGGTTGGTCTGTTGGTTTTTTATTATTAAAAACCAAAGCACCACGCAAAGCTGATTCGCCCATCAATGTCAAGCTGTCTATAACAAGAACATCTTTATTAGTCCACGATTTAACGGGACCGAAATCTTCATCTCCATCTTTCCACTGCGTAATTAATTGAACACCCTTGCGAAAAGCACTTGCTTGTCCGAGAGCATCTTTTAATGTAACATAAGACACGCGTTTAACTGCGTCCTTATTTAGAAATTCAGGGAGAATGGATAAGCCGTCATCATAATCTAATATGCGTAAGTTATAACCTGCATTTGCTAATGCCGCCAAAGCCGAAGTCTTACCAGACCCCGAATCTCCCACGAGTAATAACTTTGTATAGTCAGATGACTTGTGATTTTTTATGTTTGCCATTCGTCTCTCCTGTAAAGTTTATATTGTAACATTTTTTTAAATCCGTGTCAACTCTTTTCTAATATTATTTTTCCCAAAGCGTAGATTAAAAATCCTACTCCCATATTAGACATTAAGATTGCTATTAATAATACATCTGTCATTGTCATATCATTGTCCTCCGCATTGTGATATTAAATTAAGCAGTACCAGAACAAAAATTACTCTAGTTAAAAAACGAGGGTCATAGTACCACGATGGTGGTTCTTTGGTTCGCTTACCTTGTCTCATGTTATGCGTTTGCTTTTTCATAAGCCTCCTTTAAATCGGGGTGTGGTTCTTTTTCAAAGTCATTATCCAGGAATAAGTTTCTCCGGGACGGTGATGAGCTGCACACCTCCTTGAATCGACAGCCACCATAGTTATTACAAGCAGTGAAATCCGCTGGATAGTATTGCTTGTTAAAATAATTAGTTGACGTATCTAAAGTATGCAATGCGTCTTCATACCATTCCTTAATTAAATCTGTCGGTACGTTGTATACACTGCGATTGAATCTTGTGAAGTGAACTCCCGTTTGCACTGCGTCCACAATAAACCCCACTATATCCAAGCCAAGAACTTCCCGTGCGGCCCAGAGGTATGCGAATACCTGGTTGTTCGGCATGAAGTTACTAAAGTAATTGGAGTTGAGTGTACTCTTTGTCGTCTTCACATCACACAAATAAAGTTTGCCATCTAACTGAACTATCTTATCTATGCGACCAGAAAATCTATAGCCATTACCGAACGGAACTTCAAACCTCTGCTCAAGACATGGCTCTCCGTCTGGCATGGTAGCTATTTCAAATAAGTCTTCCCAATATTCTTCGGCTCTCCATACTATTGCACGAAGGACTGATGTCAGACCACGTGCCTTGTCTTCTGCCTGGGATAATGCTTCCCCATATTCCAGGAGTACAGCCTTGATGGAAGATACCACAGCCTGATCCTTTGTTGAACCCTTGCACTTCTCTGCATCGAGTACTTCAAATCCCATATGCACAGCAGAGCCGAAGCCCGTCGCCATACCATAAATCTTTGACTTATACCCTTGCAAGTTTGTATAATTATATAAACGGGGGCATGAAAGGAATGATGATAGACTAGATGTATCCCATATCTTTTGAATGGGTCTGCCATCTTGGAGTATAAACTTTTTTAATCTATCTGGTTGTTCCATTTAAAATCTCCATTCCTTTTGTAGACAATTTAAGTTTTTTACTTCTACCTTTTATTTTAAAGTCTACCCAATATAAACTTTTTCCCCATTGTCTTAAACGATTGGGATTTGTATCAATAGGTAAAGACAATGCTTGACTTGATCTGCTAAAAGTATAGTCAGTAATGTTTGGAAAATCATGCAGACCTAACCATTCATTTGGTTTATTTAATAATGTTTCTAAAATATAAATATGACTCAATGATAATTTGATATCATAAATTTTTTCTAATGATAAATATTTATCAATTGTTTTTAGTTGTTCCATCATGCCTCCTTTACAAGTATGGATAGTGGGTCTTCCTTGTACTGTTTCGGTTTTGTTCTCGCCGCTTTGGAGGTGATGCGTTTACCTGCACTCTCCGTTGCACGAATATTTTCCCGGGTCGCCCTTAAATATTTAACGATTTCATTTATGTCGTCATCATTCTCGGCTAGTTCTATTGGATCTTTTTCCAATAATTCTACGGGAATTTCCAACTCTTGTACTTCTTCTTTTTCTTTAGACATGCTTACTCCTCTCCATCAAGTTCGTCTATTGTATTAGGTCTTGCCAATGTAGTAACATTGGGTTCGGTTTGTCCAGGAACTAAGTTGATCGCCCGGACGATAGCGTCGGGACTCGTGATTAATCCAGACTTAATCTTCTCGCTTGGATTATTCATTATGTATATTCTCTTTTCCTTTTGCCATACAAGTTGTGCGTTCTTTAAAATTTTCTCGGCTTCGTCTTTGCTGTCAGCTTCAACAATCCAATGCTGCGTGTGCATATGCGAAGTCGTTATATCATATTTCATATCAAACTCTCTAATTTTTTATATAAACTAGTTACTTGTTTTGTAGAATATTTGGCGATAGTACTTACAGCTTTTAATAATTCTATATTATCTTTGCCGATTGATTTATCTTTTGCTACTTCCGTTGCACCAAATTCGCAACTCTCAAAATTCTTTTTCAAATCAAATAAATTATTTATAAGTTTATTTACTTTTTCAAATCGTCTCATTTTTAATGTTGTTGGTTTCATTCTCTCATCTCCTTTTGTTGTAGTAGTAGTAAAGTATTATCATACCCACCACGGATATGATAATCATATCAGTTAAACTCATTTATTTTTTCTCACTTTCAATCCAAGCCTTATGCGTCTTCGGTTGCGTCTCTTTACTGACCCAACTTTTCTACGACCCTTATGCTTTTTTCTTTTTAAGTCGGCTTTGCTCATCTTGTTTCTCTCTCCTTACATATGTCTCCACACCTTCATGGCTAGAGACAATCCAATAGTCATCATTGGTTATATGTTTTCTTCGTTTATCTTCGACCACCCTCTTGCGATACTTGGGTGTTCGCACTTCTTGTGCCATTGGATTTCTTTTCTTATTCATCACACTTGATTGGATCTTTTACCTTACTGCAATAAAATTCCCTTGCTTTTTTCTTGTTTGATTTCATCTTGCGTTCTTGTTTCTTCAGTATCTTTTCCTTCTTGGTAAGGTTTGGCTTTTCCTCTGTTATAATATCAATAACCTTTGCTGTCTCCTTTGCAACCATAAAGGCACAGCCACTTAACATAAGCACACATAATAATAAAATTATTTTCTTATGCATTAATGTATCGTTGGTTTTAATAGGTTGCCATTCTTAAGCCAATCAAATTCGTCTAGGTCGTGTCCATCTGCAAAGGCTTCAACCAAGGGACCCTTCTCCAGGATTGCAGCTACTGTGCTGCTAAACATGT